ACCCGCCTGTATGTAAATACGACCGGTTCGACGACTTGGACTAACGTTACCACTGCTGCTTAATAGGGGTGCGTCATGACGATGCAAACTGATGTTAAGGCCGGAACTGCGGGGGCAGCAGCAAGCACAGCCGTAACTTCTTATAGAAGTCGAGTTAAGGCTGTTGCTTTGACTTATACGTCTAGTGCTGGCGCAATCACTATTGCTGATGGCAATGGTGGTGCTACTCTATTCACATTTACTCCTGCCGCTGTTGCTGGTTCGTTATATATGTTATTTCCGGGTGAGGGAATTCTTGCCCAGAGTGGAATCTATGTAACAAATGGCACAGGCACAACCGCAACGGTGTTCTATGGCTAAGTCTCCGGCATGGCAGCGTAAAGAAGGCAAAAACCCCAAAGGCGGTTTAAATGCTAAGGGTCGCGCTTCCTATAATGCTGCCAATCCGGGCAAGCCGGGGCTGAAGGCTCCGCAGCCTGAAGGTGGTTCGCGCCGTGATTCTTTTTGCGCCAGAATGAAAGGCATGAAAAAGAAGTTGACAAGCTCTAAGACTGCCAACGACCCTAACTCGCGTATCAACAAAAGCCTGCGGGCATGGAATTGTTAAAATGACAGAACATCAAGAAACCATTAAACAGGCGGTTGATGCGGCGTCCGTAGTTACAGTAGTTGGAACGCTTATGAACGCACTACCGGCCATTGCTGCACTATTTTCAATTGTCTGGTCTGTTATTCGTATCTACGAAACCAAGACTGTTCAAGATTGGATTGAAACTTGGAAGGAATATAAAAATGCCAAGCGTAAGTAAAAAGCAACATAACTTTATGGAAGCAGTGGCAAATAATCCTAAATTTGCCAAAAAGGTCGGTGTTCCCAAAAGTGTTGGGGAAGAATTTGCAAAGGCCGACAAAGGCAAACAATTTAAACGAGGTGGTGAAATGGCTGAATCGAAGAAGATGGTTAAGAAGGAAGTGTCCTTTATGAAGGCTAAGGGCGCACCGAAGTCGATGGTTAAGCATGAGATGGCTGAAGCCGGTATGAAGAAGGGCGGTGCCTGCAAGAAGATGAACATGGGCGGCATGGCTTACGCCAAAGGTGGCGGCATCGAGTCCAAGGGTAAAACCAAGGGCAAGATGATTACCATGAAGCGCGGCGGCAAGTGCTAAGGAGACGGAAATGGCAACTACTAAAAAAGACATTCCTGAATCTAAAGATGTAACGGAGCCTGTTCCGGGTATGCTTGACCCCATTTCGCAAGCCAAGAAGGATGCGAAAGATGCTGCCGCCAAGAAGGCTAAAGAAAAGCAGGAAGACCCTTACATGAAGGCTCACGATGAAGCAACCCGTTTTAAGAAGGGTGGTTGCGTAAAGATGGCAATGGGTGGCACTGCTTCTAGCCGTGCTGATGGTTGCGCTCAACGCGGCAAGACCAAAGGCAAGGTGGTGTAATCATGGCAAAAGATGATGATTTACCTTGGTGGACCCTAGGTAGTACCGAAGAACAAAAAGCTCGATACAGAAAAGCCCATTCTAGTGCCGCAAACAAGCAGGCAGAAGAACAAACTGCAAAAAAAACAGTTGTTAGGGAAAATGTTGCCCCCAACATGAAAGACAGGGGTCAGAGAGATATTTTAAATTACCCGTCCGTTATGATTGGTCGCGGAACTGTCGTTCCCAAGTCAACCAGATTCAATCCAAGGACTAATAAATCTCAAAATCCCAAAAAAACCTCCAGCGAATATATTGCACCATCCAGTCCAGAATCTGCACAAACTGCTGGAATTCAGGGCTTGCCCGGAACCCCCGGTGGCGCCGCCGTAGAGCGTGGCAACGTAACCTCGCAAGGCACCACTCAAAACTATGAAACCGAGTTTCCGGTTGAAACCTTCAATCCGCCGAGCGCCCCAATGCGTAAGGGTTTGTTTGGCGAAGACATTAGTCAAGAAGACTATGACGCCATGACCCAGCGCAACAAAGATGCAAGTTTTTATGGTCGCTTTAAGAAGGGCGGTCAGGTCAAGAAGAAGACCGCAAAGAAGGCATCTGGTGGTTCTGTATCGTCGGCTTCAAAACGCGGCGATGGTTGCTGCCAGCGCGGTAAGACCAAAGGTCGGATGGTATGAGACCTTGCCGTGGAATGGGTGCAGTAAACCCGGCCAAGCTGAAGCGCATCAGAAAGCGTGAAGAGCCGGTTGCACTCTATTCCAAGGGCGGCGAAAGCCGTGTAAACGAGGCTGGTAATTACACCAAGCCGGGTATGCGTAAGTCATTGTTTAACCGCATTAAGGGCGGTGGCAAAGGCGGCGCACCCGGTCAATGGTCGGCCCGTAAGGCACAGATGTTAGCTATGCAATACAAGAAAAAAGGTGGGGGCTACCGTGACTAAGAAGTTTCCGGATTTGACTGGTGATGGCAAGGTTACGCAGGCCGATGTGCTTAAGGGCCGTGGCGAGAAGCTGCCAGTCTCAAAAGTGGCTGAATAGTGGCTGCCTCTCATTTTTCTGGACCAGTCGTTTCAGCTAATGGTTTTATTGGCGATATAACGTTTACAACTCCCTTGGCTGTTGTTTCTGGCGGTACAGGCAGAGCTGTTGGTAATTACTCTGTATATTCCAGAGAAATACACGTTAGCAATCCTGATGGTAACGATACAACAGGTGATGGCACTTTAATTAATCCCGTTGCCACAATTACCAAAGCGTTAACATTACAAACCGCAACTCGCCTTACTATTATTTTGCATCCTGGCACATATGCAGAAAATCCAACAGTCACAACAAACTTTACAACCATATTTGCTACTGGTTTAAATGGCGGTAACACACAAATTAACGGAACCTTAACGGTCAATGCTACTACCCGACTATCTGGTCCAATTGTTGACAATTTAGTTATTGCTAGTACCGCAAACTGTTATGTCACATCCTGTTCTATTAGAAATACTCTTATTAAATCGGGTTCTGGATATGTTGAAATTATTAACACGGAAATGTCTGATAGTTTTACTGGGTTAACTGTTTCGGGAACTGGAACTTTGTCGGTGGTTGGTGGTAAATGCTGGTTTCCAACCGTTTCAAACGCTGGAGCCAATGTACTTATTAAAAACTGTTATCAAGTTTTAAGCCCTAATGTAACCGCAGGAACTTTAACCATAGATAGTTGTGTAATTAACGCCTCTGCGCCCGCTTCTAACGCAATAACATCAAGCGCAAGCACAAACATTACTTTAGCCAACAGTTTTATTTTAAACTCAGCGGCAAACAGTGCAGAACGAATAAGTCTTGCTGGTTTTTACAGTATTTTAAACCTTGTTTACGATAAAACTAACTCTACTTTTGCGGGAACAAGTCTAAACGCAATCGATTATTTCCAACGTATAAATGTGGATAACGTAATGTTTACAAACTTAACCGTAGGTACGCTGCCTAGCGCTTCTACCTCTCTTGCGGGTACGAGAGCGTTTGTTACAGATGCTTTGTCTCCAACTTTTGGTTCAACTGTTGCCGCTGGTGGTGCTGTAAAAACGCCCGTATACTCAGACGGTACAAACTGGAAGGTAGGATAATGGCTTACACCACCGGCACCACAGCATTTAACCTCGACATGAACGACCTCATTGAGGAGGCGTTCGAGCGTGGCGGTGGGTACAAGGATTGAAATGAAGAAGCCCCAACAAAGCCTAAAGGCGTGGACTGACCAGAAGTGGAGAACTAAAAGTGGTAAACCGTCAACGCAAGGCTCAAAAGCCACAGGCGAACGATACTTACCGGAGGCAGCGATTAAGTCGTTATCTCCGTCAGAATATGCTGCTACGACTAGAGCAAAAAGAGCGGGAAAGAAGTCAGGAAAGCAATTCGTAGCACAGCCCAAGGGCATAGCTAAAAAAGTAGCTCCGTATAGGAAAACCAAATGACAACTTCTGGAACCAGTGCATTTAACCTAGATTTAAACAATCTGGTGGAAGAAGCATTTGAGCGTTGCGGTTCTGAGTTGCGTACCGGCTACGACCTTCGCACGGCCCGCAGAAGTTTAAACTTGATGACTATTGAGTGGGCCAATCGCGGCATCAATCTGTGGACAATTGAGCAAGGTTCATTTGTTCTTACGCCGGGTACTGCGACATATGTACTACCGATAGATACGATTGACCTAGTTGACCATGTTATCCGCACCGGAACAGGCTCTAACCAAACAGACATCAACATCAACCGCATCAGTGTGGCCACCTATGCGGTGATTCCCAACAAGAATGCCACTGGCCGTCCGGTTCAAGTTTGGATTAATCGTCAGTCTGGCGCTACCTATCCTGCTGGTGGCCAGCCCGCCGGAACAAATCCTTCAACTGGCATTGACCCGCCTCAAGTTGTTGTTTGGCCTACTCCGGACAGTTCACAAACATACACGTTTGTTTACTGGCGTATGCGCCGCATTCAAGACGCCGGAGATGGTGGCACTAAGACTCAGGATATCCCGTTCCGGTTCATTCCTTGCATGGTTGCTGGCTTGGCCTATTACCTTGCAATGAAGCTACCCAACATCGACCCGCAACGTCGTATGGAACTTAAAGCTGACTACGAACAACAATTCCAGCTTGCTGCTGACGAAGACCGGGAAAAAGCTCCGGTTCGATTTGTTCCGCGCAGTTTATTCTATAGGTGATTAAATGCCTAACAGGTTTTCATCTGGCAAGCATTCAATCGCGGAATGTGACCGATGCGGGTTCCGCTATAAACTGCTGCATTTAAAGTATTTGACAATTAAAACAAAGCTGACAAATATTCGTGTTTGTCCGCAATGCTGGGAACCGGACCAACCGCAGTTGCAACTTGGTATGTATCCAGTTAATGACCCGCAAGCCGTTCGTCAACCAAGACCAGATACAAGTTATTATGTTTCTGGAAATGATGGCGGAGGTAGTAGAATTATACAATGGGGTTGGAATCCGGTTGGTGGCTCAAGGGCAAATGATGATTACCTAACGCCAAACAATCTGGCGCTTCAAATTACACTTGGGACAGTAACTGTAGTAACAACTTAAGGAACAATCATGGACAAGAAAGAAGTTAAGAAGATTGCCGACGAAGAAGTTAAGTCGCACGAAAAGCGTATGCACGGCAAGGGTTTCGCCAAAGGCGGCAAGACCAATCTTGATATGAAGAAGTATGGTCGCGGCATGGCTAAGGTCATCAATCAACGCACTTCGTCGCGGGGTCGATAATGGCTAATTTCAGTATGAAGAAAGGTGGCAAGGAAGTCGGCTCTGCCGAAGTCTATGCTGAACCGCACACTATGGATGGCAAGGCCGGTGTTGACATCAAGAATAGCGGCTATGAGGGCGGCAACCGCATGAAGGCTAACGACGTAAATATGTCTGTTGGCAACATTGCCCGAAACGACTACGCCCCGGCTAAGACTGATGGCATTGAAATCCGTGGTTGCGGCGCTGCTACCAAGGGTACTAAGGCTCGCGGCCCGATGGCTTAATCATGAACTACACACAATTAGTTGCTGAGATTCAAAGCTATACTGAGAATCAGTTTGCAACTGATGATATAAACACGTTCATTAAACAAGCTGAACAACGTATTTACAATACGATTCAGTTCCCGTCG